GTTGAGGTCGAGCAGCGAACCGAGCGCGACGCTGCCGCCGACGGTGAGGTTGCCGGTGACGTTCATGTTGCCGGTGACGCTGCCGGTGGGAGGAACCAGGGTGTCGTCGGCGGTGACGGGCAGCGCGCCCAGGAAACCGAGGTGGCGGAGGTAGGCGCCGCCGGTGGGCGGGAAGTTCCGGTAGAGCGCGACCGAGCGCTGGCGGAAGCGGCCCGCGCGCAGAAGCTGCTCGAAGGCGGGGTCCACTTTTTCGAGTTGCGCCCAGAGGGATTGCCCGGCGCGGCGCAGGCGAGCGACCCAACCGTAGGCGGGGGCGTCGGTGGCGGGATGGCCGAGAACGACCGGGGCCTGGTGCAGGCGCGGGTTGTAGGCGGCGGCGATGCGGTCGAGGTCGTCGGCGGTCCAAGCGCCGCGCTGGCCGTAGTCGCCGGCTTTGAAGATTTCAATCCAAGATCCGTTGAGAGCAGACATGGGTTCCTCAATCCTCACACAAGAAAACTATTGGAAATGAAACTCGCAAAACGAGAATCACTACCGGGGAAACCCGAGAAGGTTTTCCTCGCACCCCTTCCGTGGTGGCCCTGCGGGCGACTGAATTTTTGTCAGCCCTAAAGGGCTGACCCGCCCTGTGGCGCGCTTCTCCCGGGAACACTTTGGGAGCCGTCCGGTTCATCTCAATCCTGAAGGGCCGACCCACAAACTCCTGCCCACAAAGCTGCGTGCAAGACCGCTCATGGCGTTTTGCTCCCGCTGGCTGGGGTGGCGGGCAGGACGGCTTCATCGGGTGCAGGGGCGGGGATGGAGTAGGTGCGCTGCACATAGCTGAGCGGAAGCGGGACGCCGAGTTGGGCGAGGCGCTGGTCAATCTCGATGCGGCGCGAGAGGTCGGCGGGCGGGTCGAGCTGGATGGTCCAATGCGGCGGTTTCACCTCGGGGCCGAAGTTGAAAAGGAAGAGCCGGCGCAGCAGTTGGTCGTTGATGACGGCCATCAGGTCGCGCGCGTCGGCGGCGACTTTCTCGAAGCGGACTTGCTGGTGGACTTCGCCCAGAGCGCGCGAGCCGTGCCCGTCTTCCCCGGCGCGTTGCGTCAAGGTTTGTCCGAGGATGACGCGGGCGATCTCGTTGTTGCAGAGCTGGTCGGCGAGCGCGAGGAAGACGTCGGTGGAGCCGCCGCGGGCGGCGTCGAGCAGCTCGGAGACAATTTGGAAATTCTCCGGGATAGCGACGGCGGTCTCCTCGTTGATGGCCTCGGCGGCTTCGAGCGCGCGCTGCTTGTCCTGGTCGGTGGCGCCCTGCGGGTAACGGACGACGACCGAGCCGCTGCCCTTCTCGATGAACTTGAGCCAGAACTTCAGGTCTTGCCGCTTGAACCACGAAGGCCAGAAAACACGGCGCAGCATCGGGCGACCGCGACGGTTGCCGTGGCGGGGACGGAAGGAGTAAACGAGAAATTTATGTTCAGGGAGCCCGCCTTCGCCAAGGCCTGCCTGCGCAGGCAGGCTACGGCGGGCGGCTCCTTGCGCAAAACGCAAGGAACCGGTTTGGGGCTGGCCGGGGCCGCCGAAGGAGAAGAGTTCTTGCGGGCGGGGCTTGATGTCGTGGATGAAGACGCGCGCGCCCGCCTGCTCCCAGAGGACTTCGGCGATGGCGATGGCGACGCCGTAGCCGATGGCGTCGAGCAACTCGCAGAGAATGTTTTCAAAGTTGGGGATGGCGGCCAGGACCTCGCGGGCAAAGGCGGCGTGGCGTTGGTCTTGGGCGGAAGAAGAAACAGCAATGACCTTGCGCTCGCGGCGCAGCACGCCGTCCTTGCGGGTTTCGAGCGCGGAGCTGCAAAGCACCGACCGCCTTGCTCATTCCCTTCCAACGGGAGCTGATCCATGCAGCAGCATAGCGGCTTCTCAACCAACCAAAGCGGACCGCCGCCGCCATCTCTACACGCATATGCTCAACGCGCGGAGGCTGCTCAAGAAATACTGGACTGTGGTCCGCATCGTTCAACCTTTCCCTTTCCATTTTCTAGTTTGGAAGGTGGGCGACCTCCGGGCCGTGCGCGTGGAGTGCGCTTGCAACGGGAAGAAGTTGAGCTGCGACCGGGATCTGCTGGCGGCTGCATCGGTGCCGCCCGGGGCCAAAAAGGAAATCTGGTTCTTACCCAAGCGCAAGCGCGGCTGGGAAGTCTCGGTGGTGGAGTGACGGAACGATGATGATCACGCTCGGCGGCCGCCCCTACACAATCTCGAAGCTCGAGGGCGAGGCGGCCGATCGCTGGCTGAGGGCGCTCGCGCTGTTTCAGCAAAAGATCGGCCACCAGCCGGTTGAGGTTGCTGCTTTGTTGGCAGCGACCTACCCCCGCTTTGTTCCTTCCCTGTCGGGGCTGCTTTCTAAGTACGACCGCGCCTTGCCGTGGCACGAAGCGGAGCGCGGTGAACTTCTGACCGCCTTGCTGGCAATCACGCACTTGAATTTTTCTGATCGGCAGATGGGAGGGGAAACATGATTTCAAAGGCGATCGTCTGGGTAGCCAGGGCAGTTCTATGCCTGCTGACCTTGGTGCTGCTGCTGCCGACCCTGGCCAAGGTTGGCTACGGAACCATGAAGATTTTTGCGGGTGCCGTCAAGGCGCACTGGCGCGGGCAGCGATTGCTGCGCAACGCGAGGAGAATGAAAAAATGTCAATAGATATAGGGGACGGCGTCGTTCGCATCCTCGGGGACACAACCGGCGTTGACCGAAAAATCGCTGGAATAGGACAGAAAGCAAAGGTAGCCGGAACGCAGGCAACGCGCGGCCTGAAGCCGATGAGCGCCGCGCTCCGCGGGATCATCAAGCTCGCTGGGGCGGTGGGCGCAGCCTTCCTCGCCTGGAAGGCGGTGTCCATCTTCCGCAACATGGTGAAAGCGGCGTCAAATTTCCAAAAGGAAATGAACAAGGTCAAGGCGCTCACCGGCGCCGTGGGCAAAGAGTTTGACCAGTTGCGCGAGCAGGCGATGAAGCTGGGCCGCACCACGCAATTCTCTGCCAGCGAAGCGGCCGCCGGCATGGCTTTTCTAGCCCAAGCCGGCTTCAGCGCAAACGAGATCGTCAAGGCCATGCCAGCCACCTTGAACCTGGCCGCCGCCGCACAGATAGATCTCGCATCGGCTGCCGACATCGTCTCGAACGTGATGTCCGGGATGGGGGTGGCGGTCGAAGATCTCGAGGGGACGGTTGACATTTTGACCAAAGCCTTCACCTCGGCCAACACCGATCTGAGGCAGCTCGGGGATGCGATGAAGTACGCCGGCCCGGTCGCGAGCGACTTCGGCCTCTCGATCGCGGAGGCAGCGGGAGCGTTGGCCCTGCTGGGCAACGCCGGCATCCAGGCGTCGATGGCCGGGACTTCGTTGCGCAACATCCTCAACCGGCTGGTGCGCGACGGCGAGAAGTTCGGCATCAACATCTTCGATTCCACGGGAAAAATGAAGAGCTTCGCAGGGATCATCGAGGCGGTGGACCAAGCCGCGCTTAGCGCCACGGACCGGATCAAGCTGTTCGGCGATCGCGCCGGACCCGCCATGTCGGTCTTTCTGCGGATGGGTTCGAAGGCAATCAGGGAGTTCATCGAAGAACTGGACGATCACGGGATCGCCTCCCGAATCGCTGAGATTCAGATGCGAGGCTTAGCCGGCGCCGTTAAACGCCTTGAGAGCGCGTGGGAGGGATTGCAGATTGCGATCGCCGATGAGCGCATGCTGAAGATGCTCTCCGACCTGGCCGACGCAACGACTCGTTTCCTTGGGCGCTTGACATGGAGTGCGGACGAGCTCGCGCGCTTCAACCAAGAACTCGCCAAGCGGGAGGAGCAACAGGGCTGGCTGGATCGGATGCTGGCCTGGGGCACGATCGTCGACAAGAACGCGATCGAGACGGCGAATTGGATTGACGCCACGATCGGCGTCGATGCTGCGATGGGAAAACTGAGCGAAGCGGTCGAACTGAATATCCTGCAGGGCTACGACCAGCAGCTGAAAAAAGAGGCGGAAGCCGCAGACCAGGCCGCGGAGGCCATGCGGCGGCTTGCTGAGGAACAGAGGAAGCAGGCAGAACTAAGAGCTGAGCTTCTCGAAAAATCCTTTGCCGCCCCTTTCCTCAAGATGCGGGAGGCAGCGCAGAAGGCGGCCGAGGAGCTGGAAAAGGAACGGCTGAAGAGATCCTTGGAGGAGCTTGACGAAAGCATCGGGGTGGTGGGCGTCAGTGTCGATGATCTGGTGGTGGGACTCGGCGGGATCGGCGACGTTATCGAGCCAACCGCGGAGCAACTAGAAGCTCTGGGCGAGGCAGTCAGAAAATCTGGATTGGATTTCGTGGACCTGGGCCAGCAAGCGGCGCTCGCTTTCGCGCAGATGGCCGGAGCTGCTCGGGGCGCCGGCGGGGTCATGCTCCGCATCATGGCGATGATCGCTTCCCAAATTCTCAACGAGATAGCCTTGCGGCAGGCGGAAGTGGTAGCAACCGGGGTAGCTGAGGCGGGCAAGGCCACCATCACTCTGGGTGCGCTGAAGCAACTCGCCATCGTGAGGGCCGTCACAGAGGCGGCCAAAGGATTCGCTGCCCTAGGTAGTTTCAATTTTTGGTCAGCCGCACAGCACTTTGCGGCCGCAGCTCTGTTCGGAACGGTGGGCGGCATGCAGGTCATGGCGATCGTGGGAGCGATTGGCGGAAGGCGAGCTGGCGCCGGCGCTCCGGGGGCAGGCGCGGAGGCAGCGGCCCCGGTGCGAGGACAACTGGCGGGAGCGGCGGCGGAACCACTCGAGGTCGAGCGCCGGATGGCGTTTGGCGGCCTGATCACTCGTCCCAC